CCCCGCCGTTCCAGGTGGGGTAGACCTGTACGCCGCCGACGCCGTCCATGTTGGCAATATCCGTCCGATAGGAGGCGAGATTGCCGCCAAAGGGCCGCTCATTCAGGGCAGTCAGCACCCGCTCGCGCAGGGCCTCGTCCGTCTCCTCGTCGTCGCCGGGAACTAAGATGTCTGTGAGTTCGGCAGAGCTGAGGCCTGGGATGGCAGTAATGGGCAAAATGGGACCGGAATAGTCGTTGCCAATGGAGCCGGCCGTCTCCGCAGTCAGCTGGTAGGCAGTTTCTGTACTGGTGGCGGCGGTCACGGTAAAGTTGATGGAATCTGCTCCATTGACGGTGGAAAACCGGGCGCCCAGGGGGACGGCCAGATTAAACACCCCCAGCCGGACCGCCTTGGAGGCCTGATACCGGCTCAAGCCTGCAATGGCTGCCAAATAGTCCAGAGACTGCCCCACGGCGGTCTGGACAAACGCCTCTTTCTGCACTTTGTCCAAAGACAGGTAAAAGCCCTCCAGGGCATAGGCCGCAGGGCCCAAGGCCGTGGGGATGGGCGATGTATCCCGCTTATCATAGGTGTTTGGAATCTGGTCCAGCATGGCCTTTAAAATAGAGAAATAGGTTTTGCCGGTAAAATCGATCAAGATAGCTGCACCTCCGTTTGAGTTTGAATCTCCCCATACACGGTGCTGACGGTGATGGAGGCGGTAAACATATCGGCCTGCGTCGTATAGGAAAAAGCGGAAATCCCCAACACTCTGTCGTCCATCTGCAGGGCCTCTTCCATCCGACGCCGCAGCTCCGAGGCAACATAGTGGGGCGACTGTCCGACGAGTCCCTCCCACTGGACGCCGGAATAGGGCCGGTAAATCTGCCATCGAAACCGCTCTACGTGGAGAATAATCTCCACCGCCTGCCGGACCGCCTCTAGGTTGTCCACTGTCCCGCGAATGCGGCCAGAGGCCTGGTCAAGGAACCAAGTTAGAGAGGGCTGCTTCTGAAATGTCACCCCCGTAGCCAAGTCCAGATTTGCCGTTGGCAATACCGCCATTTTGATACCTCCTTAGAAAAGCCGGGACAGAACAATGTATTTCTGCCCGCTCTGCACCCGCAGCAAAAGTACCTTATCCCCTGTCGCCAGCGCGCGGTTGAGCAGAAGATAGCCGCCTTGCACCGGCAGCGCGGCGCCGTTTTCATAGCATGCCAGGCCGGACAGCGCAGGTCCAGTGGCGCCATCGGCCGATGAATGAGTATGCTCCAAAACCGGAATCTTTTTTTCCACCACCGCAGCAGTGAGATATAAGACGCTCTGTTTCAGCGGACCCATCGCCGGATTGATGGAAATTTCCAAAGGTTTTGCGCTGGTGACAGTGCCAATTTTTAGATCTGTCAGCTGCGCGGCCCGCAGGCTTTGCTGCATCATCTGGTGCAAAATATCTGATAGCTCCATTGTCCCACCTCATATTGCCAGGGTTTCAAAATCCATTGTGTGGACGCCGTTTTCAAAGGTGTGGCTCACCTTTTCCAAAAGCACATACTGGTCCAAGTTGATGTCTCCTAAATACGGCACTTTCATCAGTACCATCATCCCCGCCCGAAGCCCCGGCACGCCGAGAGAGGACCCTTTAAGCGTCTGCATCCGGCGGTTGTAATACTGCAGCGACGCTTCCGCCTGGGCCTTAACCTGGGCGTCGTTTACATCTGCGTCCACAGTCTGGTACAGCTGCAAAAGGCCCCAGCGAGCAATGGTGTCGGAGTCCTGCGCGATGAATACGTCCGCTTTGCCAGTCTGCTCGTTCGGCCGGGCCAGCTTTACAGAGTTGTAGGTCTGAGAGTCGATGTCCGTCTTGTAGGTGTAGTCAGTCAAAAGGGATTTTTCACCGATGATGACGTTGGAAATCATCTGCGCGGCCTCCTGAAGCGCAAGGCCCTTGCCGCTGTCGTAAAAGACATAAATTTTCCCGGTGTTGAGCAAAGTCTGCTGCACTGCCGTACCGATGATGTCCAGGCACGTCTGCTCCTCTTCAATGAGAGAGGGGAGCTTGTAGCCAGTGTCGGCAATCTGACCCACAGAAAGCTGCAGGTCCTCGGCAATCTGCCGGATGATTTCGCCGGCGGTCATGGCGTAAAACGAGTAGGAGGCGGAGGCCTTGAGATAGCGCAGCTGGTCATAGCAGGTCACATCTATGACGCCCCAGCGGTCCTTGCTCTTTGTGAACACCCAGCCAAAGAATTGTATCTGTCCATCCACGGAAAAGCGCACAATATCCCCCTCAAAAAAGGTAAGCGCGCCGGATTTTAAAAGGCTGAATTTTAATGTCCCAGGCGATCCGGTTCGGTCGGTGGTCCAGCTGACGCTCTGGGCGCTATTGGTGACGTCCCAAATGGTCCCGTTGGTGTTGGTAATCAAAAGCTCAATTCTCACTGCTCCACCACCTGTAAGGAGTCTTTTTTCGTCCACCCCAGCGCGCCGCCGCTCTCGGTTGTGATGTGGACGCAGCAGCTTCTCGCCCCGTCGACTATCCGCGAGACCTTGACCGTTTGTCCATTCCCATTGCCGTGGGGCTCGTCTCCATAGCTGGAGTAGTAGTATGGGCCGTTGGCAAGACACGTGCAGCCCACATAGAGCTGCCCCTGGGGAATGGATCTGGAGGGCTCTGCCGACGCAACGGCCGCTTTTCCTGTCTCCTGCTGCTGCAGCTGAAAGGTCTGAGGCGCATAGTCCCGGTACTCTGTCAGGGTCAAATCGTAGTAGAAATCACCGGTTTCACCGCCCCGCTCCTCAGTGTCAAACTGCGTCACCAGCATCATCATGCCGGCAGTCCCGGTCATAAAGGGCTCTCCGTTTTCAAAGTAACGCTGCGGCGTGTACTTAACGGGCGTTTTCTCCGTCATGGCCTTTTCAAAAAAGTCAATGTAGTATTCCGGCGGATGGAAGCTGCCCAGAAGCCCAGAAATGGGCCTGCCTGGGAACCAGCTGGAGATTGTAACCACCTTTAACGCCGGCGTGCGCGCCACCATGACAGGTCCAATGCCAAGCACATTGTAGTCGCTGTTTTCACTGCTTCGCTCCACCGGCAGCTTTTCCGGATTCACTGGCAGGTAGACCATCTGGCCTCCGCGCTCAAATAGAATTCGATAGGAATTGGATGTCACAGTGTCCCTCCTTAAAATGCCACCGCAGTGGGCCGGACGGCGCTGGAGGCCGCCTGCTCTATTAAGACATCGCGGATGATGCAGCCCAGATTCTGCCGGTCTGCCGCGGTGTTGCCGGTGTTTTGTCCTGTGATGTTGATGACCGGAGTCTGCGCCGTCAGATTGATGTGATTGACATAGCGGCGCTCCGCCATGTCCACCAAGGATTTGATATCCTCGTCGGACATGTTCACCGACTTTTTGATAGAGCCCACATCAGAGGCAATGCTGTCCGTGTTCTCGGCAATCGTTTCAAAGGATTCATAGGGCATCGGCGGGTCCGTCTCGGACTCGCCGGCCATTTTCTCTGCCTGCTTTGCAGTAATTTCTGCCTGCCGGGCGGCATGGTTGGCGTCGCGCTCTTCCCACATCGCCGTCAATTTTTCATCCCGCTCGGCAATGTTATTTTCCAGCTCCTGCCGGGCCGCGGCCAGTTCTGAATTTCTGGCAGACTTAGCGGCCTCGTTCTCTGCCGCCGCTGCGGCGGCAAAGGTCGCATGGTCGATGGCGTCAATGGAAACGCCGGGAATTTTATTCAAAAGATCAATGAAGCCATTGATGATGTCGATGGCGCCGTTGACCATGTTTTGCAAGAGAGTCAGGACGTTTACCTTCATGTCGCCCATAAAGTTTGCGATGCTCACGCCGATGGACTGGAATTTAAAGCCCAGCTTTTCAAACAGGTTCATGACTGCATAAACGCCGGTCATAAAGCCTGCTTTGAGGCTGTCCCATGCAAACAGCACTGCGTCTACGACAGCCAACCAAGCTATTTGGAGGCCTCCCATAGATTGAACCCATTTGTAAATGATCGCTATAAGCGCCCCGATTGCCAAAGCAATGTACGTGATTGGATTTCCAAGCAGCGTAGTAAAGAACGCCTTTGCCGCCCCGGTTGCAATCCAGGACGCCGCGGCCTGAATCCCCAGCGCTGCGGCAACACCCAAAGCAGCTCCTGCAAGTCCCACCAAAATAGGCTTCAGCTGCTCAAAATGGTTGGCCAACCAGCTGATGCCCTCCAAAATCGGTTCAATGGCCACCAGGATCGTGTTTTGTATGGACGTCCAAATCTCCGACCAGGTCATCGGCATGGATTCAAACTTTTCGTTGGTCTCGTCAGCCGCGGCGAACATGGCGTTTTTCACCACGTCGGCCGTGATCTGTCCCTCAGAGGCCAATTCCCGCATCTGGCCGATATTAACGCCCATGTAGTCGGCAATGGACTGGGCAATGGTGGGCGTCTGCTCCAAGATGGAGTTCAGCTCCTCGCCCCGCAGAACGCCTGAGGACATGGCCTGGGTGAGCTGCAGCATGGCCGCCTGAGCCCCTGCTGTGGTGGTGCCGGAGAGTTTCATCTGCTTGTTAATCTGCTCTGCAAAGGCCACTACCTCGCCGGAGGAGCTGAACGCATCGCCCGCGAGAGTTCCCAGCTTGGCCACCATATCGGCGGTGTCTTGATAGGCTCCTCTGGAGCGCTGGGCGGACTCGTAAATCATCGTCTGCAGCTCTTTTGTGCTTTGCAGGCCGTCGTTCATCATATCGATGCGGGCGGTGGTCTGAGTCATGGCGTCGGACAGTCCCACCAGAGCCTTGATGCCCTGAATGCCCGCAAATGCGCCGGCCATTTGCTTGATTCTGACAGCCAGCTTAGAGGTCGCGGCGTCGGCCTTTTTGGAGCCTGCCTCATAGGCTTTCAGGGCCCGCTCAGCTTTTTTCGCCCCGCCTGCCGCCTGCTCTAAGGCAGCGCGCAGCATTGTTTCCCGGTCGGATAGGGACTGGGTCTGCGTGATGAGACCTGCCAGCTCATTTTTCAGCATGACTGCGTCGGCGGACGCCGCTCCCTGGGCTGCGGCCACCTCTGCCAGCCGCTGGCGCTGGAGCGTCATCTCCACATTGGCCTGGGCCAGCTTCTGTCGGATAGACTGTATTTGCCCAGCGTACACAGAGATGGCCCCGCCGCCGGTTTGCAGTGCGCCGGAGGTCTGGGCAATCATATCGCTTGCTGCGGCCTGGG